AATGTGCCAGCTGACCTGGTTATAGTCTTCGCGGCTGCGTCAATGGAAATCTTGGTCGTGGATCCCTCGAACGATTCCTTACCGATCTTGATTCCCCCCATGGCCGGGGCGGTGACGGGGGTCGCTCCCTCGAATGTGGTATATCCGACGTAAAGGGTGTGAACGTCCAGGCCGCGATATATCCCGTTATTCCCTACATAGGCCCCGGAATAGCCTTTGACCTCGAATTCGTCCACTCCGTCAAGGAAAGTATGGAAATTCCCGCTTATGCGGGTGAACCGCTTGAGGCTGGCATCGTGGGCTATCGTCTCGGAAAGGTTCTCCTCGACCAGGTTGTGGAATGAGTCGTCGCTGACGAATTCGTGATATAGGTTGTAAAACCATTTTACGGTCTTTGCCCAGGTCGATTCGTACTTGGCGAGGGGGTCGTGGTTATGCTCCGGGGAGTTCAGGCTAATGACGGAAAAATGGCTGTTGTCCTCCATCGGGTTTGTGTTCTCAATCCGCTGGATGGGAACAGGGTTTCCTGTCTCGAAACGGTAGCCTCCTACGGTAAATCGGGCGCCTCTGCTCATGGGGTAGAGCTTGTTTGCTGTCGAATAAGCGTACATGGTCCCGTAGTAGATTTTCGTTGTGGTCCCGTCTTCGTTATAGAGGACGGTCCCGGTGTCCTGGATCTCGTAGGCGGTACAGGCTTTCCCTGCGAAATAATTCGTTATTGAGGCCCCGTAGGTTTCGGACCATTTGTTCGGCTCTAGGTCGTTTCGCTGCCATATCGATCCGCCGGCGGCTTGGAGCATGGTGGCCAGGGCTGTCCCGATGAAATAGCCCTTCATCCATCCGAAATTGTATTCGGCCAGGGGTGGAACCGTGACCGCTCCCTCGATGGTGTAGTAGGTCGTGGGGCTTATGAAAAAATGCTCTCCGTCCGTGTGGCGAATTCCGCACGTTCCGGCAATGGATGAAATTTTCAGGTTCCGGTAATATGTCCAGTAGTCTACCCATAGGAAACGGCTTGCCTTGAATTGAAATAGTATTGTGTCGCCCTTCGTGACGTTTTCGGTTTTTGAAAATGTCTGGTAGCTTGGAATGATTGTTCCGGTTTGGGCGCTGAATATTTCTATTCCGTTTTTCAATATTCGCCCGTAGGCTGTCTGGCCACTCGTCCCTATGCTCATATCGAAGGATAAGGCTACCTGACCGGATATCCCCGCGACGACGGTGTCGGCGGTCTGCCAATTCCCCCCATATAGGCGGGTTGCGGTGGCGTTTAGATAATAGTTATGTCCAGCTCCTTTTATTATGGCGTCAACGGCTTTCCCGTCGAATGTCCCGGTTGCGCTGTGGAGCCCGTCGGCCAGGCTGGCAATGTGGGCGGCGAATTGGTCCCCCCTCCAATGGGTTGCGAGGGGTGTGATAATTCCGGGGACCTGGGCGGCCTCGGTTTTTATCGGCGGCGATTCGATCTGCCCGCGAAAATGGCCCCGTTCGGCCTTGACTGTCCCCCGGACCTCTACTTCGTCCGCCTTGAGTATGTCGATCAATCCCAGGCGGATATGGGCGATCGATGTTTCGGAAACGCCGTATTCCTCGGGGAGTCCGTAAATTCTTGTCCCGGCTTCGTCTCGGCGGTTTGTGATGTCCGATATATCCCGGATCCCGTGTTCAATGTCCGTCGGGTCCACGGTTCGGATCCATTCCATGGTCCCGGCAACGTCCGTGAGTTTTTTCATGCTCCGGTATTCGTCGCCGGCAGTCGTGGAATAGGAAAGGAAAAGGTCGTTTTCGCGGGGCGTGTCGGGGGTGGCGGGGTACTCGAGGGGTCCGTGGTAGCGGGGCATTCGGTTGGGGGCTTCCTGTGCGGCCTGCTCGATGATTGCTGCTTCCTTAGCCTGGGAAATCGCGGCCTCAAGGGTTGCCTTCGCGCTGTAGTAGGCTGACCAGGCGGCCTCGTATTCGGAGCCGTCGATCTCCTCGGTGAATGTCATGGCCTCATCGGTCAGCCATGCGGGGGTCGCTTCCCCGTCCCATGGATCCCCGGCGTTTAAGTAGTCCCCGAGGGCCTGGAATGCGGCGTCGAATGTCGCTTTTTCCGTGGTGATTCCCAGGGCGTCTGCCTGGGCGTCAAGGGCTGTCACGGTGTCGCCTGCGGCCAGGAAATCCCTGCGGGCGCTGATTTTCTTTGTTGGCGTGAGCCTGTCCGGGCTGTATTCTTCGATCAGGCGCTCATTGGCTAGTGCGTTCCCTGCGGCTATGGCCCTGACCGTGTAGCCGTAGCGGGCGAAGTAGTTCCGGTTTCGTAAGGTGAGGGCTGTCTGGATCTTTCCTCCGGATCCGGATATGGTCCGTTCAATGACGACGTATTCCCCGGCATACTCGGCCGGCCATTTGGTCGGGATGGTTTCCCCCTCGACCTCGCGGGTGGCGGCGATGTCCCATAGGGTGTAAAGGTCGGTCCCTGCTATCCCTTCGACCTCGCAATGGATCGTCTGCTCATTCTCGGCGTGGCGGGTGGCGGTGTCCTCTGCCTCCGTGGCTGCGGCCGTTGGGTTGCGAATGGTGGAATCGTCCCGGAGGGATTCGATCTTTCCGCTGGTCCCGGAAAGGGCTGATATCGCGGCCTTGAGTGCGGTATTAGTCCATGTGGCATGGATCCCGGCTGATGCTCCCTTCACGATCTGGACGGTTCGCAAGTCCCCGTAGGATCTCGAGCGGCTCATATTCGTGACCCTGTCCGGGGCCTCGATTGCCTGAAATTCGTCCCGGACCAGGAAATAGAATTTCTTATCCGGGGCTATGTAGTAGCTGGCCCCGTCTACCTTGGCGGCTAATTCGTCCAGGATCTCTGAAAGCTTCGTATGGGTCTTTCTGTAGGCCCCGATCGTGACCGTGGTGGTGGAAATCCCCCCGAGGGTCAGGCCCTCCTCGGCTAAATAGTCGTTAAAAATATCTTGGACGATCTGGTCAACGCGCTTGTTGTACCAGTTCCGCTTGGCCGTGCGGAAATTCAGGACCGTCTCGATTGATTGGATCTCCAGGGTGTAGCGGGCGGGCTCGTATCCGGTGGATCTCCTGGGGTCCTGGACGGTGGCAATCAGGCCGTAAAAAACCGGGATCCCGCCGATTCGTACTTGCGCTGATTGGAGGGGCTGCGGGGCGGGGTTGGATCCCTTCAGGACGGATACGCTGGTCATGGAAACCGCGCCGGCCTGCTGCTTTATGAGGATATCGTCGGCGGCCTTGTAGGTGGTCCCTGAAATTCGTACTTCAATAGCCATAGGCTTTTCCTTGGAATTCGTCTGCGAATTGGAAGGCGACGCGGCCTATTTCCCGGCCGTCGACCTGGAGTGTTCCGGTTGCGCTTATGCGGATTTGTGCCGCGGCTGGTGTCATGCTTCCCCTGGCCATGTCCCCCATACTGGAAACCGGGCCGATATGGATTCCGCTGGTCCTGGCCTGCTCTGCTATTCCCGGCTCGAGGATCATTTCGCGGTTGTGGATCCTGGCTAGCTGGTCCCCTCGGACGTTCAAGGTCCCTACGTCATAGGATCCGAACGCGGAATTGACCACGCCGGTGGCGATCTCTGCGGCGGTGGCTGCCTGCTCGTAAAGGCCGGCCAGGCGATCCTTGAGGCCCTGCAGCTGGTCGGTCCTGAATCCCCCGGCGATTCCCGCTGCTATTTCCCTTCCGATGGTGGCGGCCTCGGCCATGAACGCGTCGGTAAATACGGCGGCCTTGACTACGCTTTCTGTGATGTATTCTTGCATCGCGTAGAGGAAATCTTCCCGGCCGAATCCCTGGGTTAGCCCGTCGATTACCTTCTCTGTGATGTCCGCGCCGGTGTCCTGGAGCCCTTCGTAAAAATCGGTCGCTTTGGCGGATACCTTGGCCAGGACGGCCGCGTAAGCTGCGGCGGCCATGCTTGCACGGGTGAATAGGTCCCGGCTCTCCTGGAGGGCTTCGTTCTGGTCCTTGAGGGCGTCCGTGTGTTCGTTTATCGCCTCGTTTGCCTTATCGTATTGGTCCGCCAGGCCCTCGATGATTCCGGCTCCGACGAACGCTGCTGCGGCTGCTGCCAGGCCGATGGCGGCTGACCCTGCTGCTGCAAAGAATCCGGCAATATTTCCCGTAAGTAGCGCCGTTATCCCGAGGACGGTGTTCAGGGCGACCTGGGCAAGTAGCTGATATCCTACGGATCTTAGGACGCCGGCAAGGGCCCGGAGGGCTGATGTTCCCCATCCGTCCCATGCGTCCCCGCCTTCCACGATTGACCGGCCCAGGGTTTCAAGGCTGCCCGCGATCTGGTCCTCTACGGTGGTGTAAACGTCCCCTAATACGTCGCTCCAGTCCCTGGCGTCCTTCTTTATGTTCGCGGATAGGCCGTTCCATGCGTCCTCGAGGTCGTTTATCACGCGGCCGAATTCGCTCATTTCCCGGACCTGGCGGTCGAATGTGGGCTTTTCTCCCTTCGCGGCTATTGTGTTCGCTTCTGCCAGGAAGTCGTCGATTGAAAAAGTGACGCTCTGCTCAAGGGCGAATTTTTCGGCCTTCTCGGTGAGTTCGGCGGTATACCTTGCCAATTCTGCCTTGACGTTTTCGGCTATCTTCTCGGCCTCTGGTAAAAAGCTCTCGATTGAAAATTCGACTCCCTGCTCAAGCCCGAACGCGGCCGCCTTGGCCTCAAGTTCCGCCTGGTATCTGGCCGTTTCCGCCTGTACATTGGCGAGGATCTCCTGGGCTTCCGGGAGGAAATCTAGGATTGAAAATGTCACGCTCTCGGCTAGGTCGTATGCCTCGGCCTTCTTGTTTAGCTCGGCCGTATAGGCAGCCAGGCCGGTCTGGATATTGTCCATAAGGGCCTGGGCTTCCGGGAGGAAGTCCATAATAGAATCCGCGACGACCTGGGTTAGTGCGTAGGCTTCCGCCTTGGCGATCAATTCGGCCTTATACCTTTCAAGCTCCGCGTCGATATTCGCCTTGATGGCCTCTGCCTCGGGTAAAAAATCTGTAATTGCGAATGTGACCGATTGCTCAAGGTCATAGGCTTCCGCTTTTTTCGTGAGCTCCTCGCGGTATAGCTCAAGTCCCGCCTGTATCGATGCGGCGAGGGCTTCGGCCTCTGGCATGGCATCCATAATGGATCCGGCGACAACCTGGGTCAGATTGTAGGCTTCTGCTTTCGCGGTCAATTCGGCGGTGTAGCGGGCAAGCTCGGCGTCGATGTTGTCAATTATCGCTTGGGCTTCGGGGAGGAAGTCGGTAATTGCGAAGGTAACGGCCTGCTCGAGGGCGTACTTGTCCGCTTTAGCCTGCAGCTCTGCGGTATAGGCGGCGATCCCTGCGGCGATGTTCGCTGCCATGGCTTCCGCTTCGGGCAAAAAATCGGTGATTGCGAAGGTCACGGCCTCGGTCAGCTGGTAGGCGTCTGCCTTAGCCTGGAGTTCGGCCGTGTATTTGTCTAGCTCCGCCTTCACGTTATCCGCGATGGCCTGGGCTTCGGGAAGGAAATCGATAATTGCGAAGGTTACGGATTCAGCCAGGTCGAATGCCTCCGCTTTTTCCTCGAGGGCCTTGGTGTAGGCGTCGAGGCCCGCCTTGATGGTCCCGGCTAGGGCTTCCGCTTCCGGTAAAAATTCCATGATGGAAAAGGTTACGGATTGCTCTAGGGCGTAGGCTTCGGCCTTTTTCTGCAGGCCAGCCGTGTACTGGTCAAGATTGGCCTGGATGTTGGCTAATAGCTCGTTGGCTTCGGGAAGGAAATCGACGATCGTATGGGCTATGGCCTGGGATAGCTCGAATTCCTTAGCCTTAGCCTCAAGCTCTGCGGTGTATCGCTCCAATTCCGCCCGGACGTTGTCGGCTATTTCGGCTGCTTCGGGGAGGAAATTTAGGATCGTCCATTCCGCTCCGCCTTCCGGTGCGCCTGCCATTTGCAGCTGTTTCTTCATGGTGGCGTCAAGCTCGGCGCCTATGGTTTTGTATACTCCTCCCAGGTTTGCCTTTAAGCTCTCGGCTACCTCTATCCCCTTCTGCTTGCTCTCAATAACGAAATCCTCAAGGAGATTTAGGCGCTTTTTGTACCATGCGGCCTCGATGGCTGTAGTATCCTCGCCTCGGACCCTGGCCAGGTCAATCTTGGCTGAAAATTCGGCGTCAAGGTCGGCTAGGCGGTCTGCGGGGGTCTTGTCCTTATCCTTTTTCCCTGGGATTGTGCCGCCGGCGGGCGCTGCGTCCTCGCTCTCAAGGGTTAGCCCGTCAACGCTGGTTTTTAGGTTCTTCGCCTCCTGGGCTGCTGCGTCCCTGACTGCCTTCCTGGCCTTGGCCTCGTCCATAATCGCCTTGATCTGCGCTCTCTGCGTGGCCTGTATGGCGTCTTGTTTGGTTTTGGCGGTTGCTATGGCCTGGTTGGAGTCGGCCTTTGCCTTGTCTATGGATCCCTGCAGGTTGCTGTTGAAATCCTTCACGGATGCGGCCGCGTCGTTGAACATTTTCCCGACGAACGGCAATTTCCCCAGGACCTCTAATAGCTTGGAAATCCCCTTGAGGACGGGCCCGGTTACGGCCTGGGCAAGGTTCAATACGGCGATCTTGGCCCCGTTAAACCCTACGACGAACGATTCTTCAATCTCGGATCCTAGTATGGCGAACGAGGCCCCGATTTTGGCTATGGTTTCCTTGAAAACAAGGACTACTTCGTCCCAATTTTTGATCAGGAAAATAATAGCCGGGATTAGGACCATGGTAATGGCTGCGGCGATCAATCCTATGGGGCTGGCTCCGGTTATGGCGGCCCCTACGGCCTTTAATGCGGTGGCCAGGGCGGAAATTATGGCATGGCCTTTGGCCACGGCCATGAATGCGATTACTCCGCCGGTTACTGCTGCCAGGCCGATGGCGATTCCCTCGAGGATCTCGGCGGCGTTCCCGTTCTCGTTTAGGGTTTTAAACCACTCCGTGAATCGGTCTGTTGACTGGATCAATTCCGCTCGGAGGGGCTTTAGGGCCTCGGATATGAATTTCCCGATTTGTTTATTGAGTTCTCCCTGGGAAACGTTTAGCCGGTCTTTCATGGCCGACGCGGTATTATTCGCGGCCTCGGCTGCTCCTCCAAAGGTGGTAGCCAGGGCGTCAATTATGATCTTTTGGGCTTCGGCGGTCTTCCCGGTCTCGACCATGGCCTTGAGCATGGCCTTTTCTTGCTCTGTCCAACGGAAACCTTGGCGGGAAAGGGAATCGATCCCGGCTATAGGATCGTCAAGCGCCTTTCCTACGGCCTGCGCTGCGCTTGCAAGGTCCATTTTCATGACCTTGGCCATGTTTATAATCTGGAGGCTTGCGGCCTCGAAATTGTCCCCTTTTATATTTTTGAATCCGAGGAGGACGTTCTGCATGGCCAGGACCGTGTCGCTGGAATATCCGGTCAAGGCTTGGAATTTCGACGCCATTTCCTGGATTGCTTTGCTCGTTGTCCAGGATGTGGCCCCGGTTGCGCGAAGGGTGGAATTTAGGATTGCGACGGTTTGCTCGCTGTAAGCCCATTCCGATTCGATGGCTGCTACCTTAGCCGATAAAGCCCCGACGGCCCTCGTGACCGTCTGGAATACGGCGACGGGGCCTTGCATGATGTCGCGCATCTTTTGGGCTGCGGTCTGTAGGTTGCTTTTTACCTTGTCGAGCCCTGGCTTTAGGTCGCGGTCGTCGATTTTGGTATCGAAACGGAGGGTCCCGTCATATCCTTGGGTCATTGGCTTATCCCTAAAAGGCTGTTAAAAAGCCCGGTCATTACGTCGGGGGCGTCGTCTCCGATTTTGTAGTATTCCTTGAGCCTGGCTAGGCTATTCCGCTCCGCCGGGGTCATATCCGTTCTGAATTGGCGGCCTCGGATCTCCAATACTGCGGATAGCTTGGTCCCTTCCGTGGGTAGTCCCTCGAGGAGGTCCCAAAAAATCCACCAATGGATTTTGGCTTTCCGTAGATTGATCCCGTAAACCTGTAAAAACGCGGCGAATATTCTCCCGGAGTCCTCGAGGATGTCGAACGTTTTTTCACGCTTTGGCGCGTCCCGGTCGTCGTCCTGGGGCTCCTGGCCTCGATTGATGAAATATTGCGAATAGGCTAAAAGGTCCTGGACGTCCTCGCGGCGGATCTGGTCCCCGAAAAATAAGGAAAGGCCCAGGACGGCCTTGTCCTGGTCGTCCGTCTCGGGGTCCTGGAGAAGGCGCTGATACGCGAGGACCGTCCGATAGTCCGCCTCGATCCGGTATTCCCTGCCGTTGACCTCTACGGTCTCGGGGGGCCGGTCGATGAGCGGATTAAACCGCTTGGGCATCTGCGGGGGCCGCTACGGGCTGGACCGCTTCTTTCTTAGCCTGGGCGCCTGCGCTCTTTATCTCATCCGTGATAAAAGCGATCAGGTCGACCATTTCTAGGATGTCGTGGCCGCTGGCTTCGAATAGCTCGTCGAATTTCCCCGGCAGGACCGCTTCAATCACGGCCTTTTCCTTGTCCTTCAGGAAATCGAACGCTTTTTCGATGTCAAATAGGGTGTCTTTGGGCAGCGCGTTGAATTCCTCGGCGTACTTCTGGACCTCTCTGGAAAGGTCGGAAACGCGCTTTATGTAGTCCCAATTCGATGGGCTGCAATTAAATTCGTAAACCTTCCCGCAAATATTGACGCTGTGAATGTGCTGTTTTGGCTTGAATGCGAATGTTTTCAACGGATCCCCTCCCTGGGTTTAGTGATAAGAAAAGGGCGGGGGGTTAGCCCCGCCCCTGGTCATTACGCGGCTTTGATGTCGCCGGCCTGCAGCTGGACGGAAGCGAATTTCACGACGTGGTTGTAGGCGTCGAGTTCGTACATTCCGAGGTACTGGCCCGCCACGGCGGGAATATCGTTCCCGCTGGTGTAGGCGGTGGCCTGGGTAACGTATTGGCGATCCTTCACGACCTGGGCGGCGGTGGTCAGCCGGTATTTGAGTACGTTCCCGGATCCGGGGGTGGCCGTGAATTTGGTATTCCCGATCACGGCGCCGGCTGCGACTACCGAGGTCAACGCGGGGGCGGCGACGGGGTCGGTCTTTCCGGGCTTCCCGTTCAGGTGGATCTCGAAACCGCACGCGGCGGGGCTGTTGGAGTCGCCTCCGGGCAGCTGGATGTTTGCGATCGTGGCTTCCCCAAGGATCACGGTTCCGTCCGCGCCGGTGGCCCGGAAATTGGTATGCCGGGCCGCTCCCAGGTCGAATACCTTGGAGAAAATGAAATCCTGGGCGGTGTTTCCGGGGATCCTGTCGCCGGAGAAGCTGTAGACCAGCTGGAATCCAGTCACTTCGCTGGTCTGGCCTCCGTCGTCGTCGAGATAGGCTTTCTGGTCCAATTTCTCGTTGGTGGCGGGGGCGGCGGAGACAAGTCCATCGCCTAGTCTGGCCCAGGTCCGGCTGGCGCCTTCGGGGGTTGTATCCAGCTCAAAAAGGGTCTGGAAGTTCAAGGGTGCGCTCATGGCGTGTCCTCCTGGAAATAAACCAGCCTAAATGTGCTGGTATAGGTCATCACGCCGGCTTCGTCCTCCCCTACGGGTAACGGCCGCGTGACCGCGTTTAGTCGGCCCTCTGCGATTTCGAATAGGTCCGAAAAAACGTCAAGGTTTAATGCGTCGACGATGGCGGCCAAGGTCTTACGGGCCGCCTCTGGGTTCTTGGACCGGGCATAGTAGGAAAAGTTAAATTCTGCCCAGTAGCTCCCGGTCAGGTAGCGGCGGACGATTACGGGGCTTGGGTCGTGTCGGCAAATAACCTCTTGCTCGTCGTCCGCTGGGAAAAAATCTTCATGGATGGCCGCCGGCGCTATGATCTCCGGGTCTGCCTGCGCGGCTCTCTCTAGGGCTTTGAGGGTGTATGCGTTCAATCCTTGCATGATGTCAGGCATGGGATCCCGCCTCCCTTCGGGCTATGGATAGCCAGTTTTCGCGCTGTCTGGCCTTCGCTTCCTCGAACCACTTCATCCGTGCGTTGGGGTTCTTGTCCTTGCTCTTGTTTGGCGCCTCGTAATACTGCCGGCGGGCGTAGGGGGTAGCCCATAGGACCCGGCCTTTCCCAATCTCTGATGTGGTGAGGGCTGACGCCTGCAGGGTCCCCTCGGCCTGGGGGCAATAAAAATTCGAATCCTTGATTACCTGGACGTCGAGGGCGGCCTGGGCTCTCCCGATGGCCGCTTCCCGTAGCTGTAGGGCCTTGTTGGTGTCGAATTCGAACGATGCGTTAAACAAGGCGGACCTCGTAGTGGTGGATCTCTCCGCCGGATCCCGTGAATTCCGATATGGTTCTCACGGTCATGGTCTGGCCCTGGAATGTGACCCGGTCTTTAATCCCTGGGATAAATCCCTCCGGCTGGCTGTTTTTGGCGTCGATGTAAACCAGGAATCGGTCATTTTTCGCGTCCCCGATGCTCGATAGGGCGTTATGCCTTACGGGCTCAACGCGGACGAAATATAAATCTTCCTGGGCTCCGTAGGATGGCCCGGCCTTCGTGTTCCCAGCGTAGCGGTCAATGGTCACGGAATGGGGCAAGAGGCGGCGGGGGATCGGGGCGCTCATTCGTCATCCTCTCGCGTGTAGCCATAAGCCCCGAGGATCCTGACCGCTCGATACATAAGCCCGGATTGGTCAAGGTAGGCTCTCGCCCTGGGGGAAAGTGCCGCCGGTGAAGGAGATGAGTGTCCTCCTGCTAATCCGCTTCGGCTATAGCTGCCGATTGATTCTCCGCCTCCCTGGGGTTCGTTGTAGGTGTCTCCGTTCTGGACGTACCATTCAACTTGCGCGGCTGTGGCTTTTTTGACGAGGATCCGCTGCGATTCCGGCAACGCGTCGATATTTAGGGGTTCCCCTGCGGTGATGTCGATGTCATCGCTTGCTCGAGCGGCGTACCTGGGGAATTGGTCCTCTGCGGGGGCTCCAAAATATTCGTCGTTGTAAAACGCTGCGGTTATGTGCGCCATTTATGCCTTCGCCTTGCCTTTTCTGGGGGCTGGGGGCTGTCCGTCTACGGGTCTTGGTGGTAGCAGGGTCCCTTCGTCATCGCATTCCCCGTCAAGAATGAATCCGGCCGCTTCCGCCTGCTTTATGCCTGCGGCGTCTTTACGGATCACTGAAATGCTGCCTTTCGTTAATTTATAGGCCATTTGCTGGGCACTCCTTTAGCTGGAATAAATCCCAGGGGGGTTAGCCCTGGGATTGGCTTATTACACTATTTCGCCCGAAGTCAGGGTTGCGACGGCGTATTTCAATACGTGGCCGGTCGCGTCGAGGACGTACATATGCAGGCGGTTGGTTGCGACTGCGGTCGCAATGTCGGCCCCGGACGTGTATGCGGTGAGGCCGGTCGGTACATCGTTAAATTTGGGCGCCGCTACATCTCCGGCAGTCAGCTTGTAAGCCAGGCTGTTTCCGGTTCCTGCGGTGGCGGTGAATTTGGTTCCGGCGACGGCTCCCTTGGCGACGGTCGCGGTAAGGGCTGGCGCCTCGATCGCGGTATAGGAAACGACGATCGTTTCGAATGCGTTGTCCATGATCCACAGGTCATGGTACTTGCGATATTGGATTTTCCATGCGTCCATATCCTGATTCGCGGCGGGGTCGAAAATCCGGATCTTGTCCGTCTTCACGACCGCGATCAGGGCGCTCCTGGCTGCAATGATCCAGTTTATCCCCATGGCCACGGCGGTGGGGGTGAATCCGTTGGTTGCGCTGAATGTGAAGTCGGATTTCAGGCGGGCGCTGGGAACGCGGAACATGGGAATCCCGTCCAGGGCTCGAACCTTGGTCTTATATTCCCCATTGGTGAATTCGTCGACGGAAACGTGCTTTTCGATCTCGCTGGACTGGTCCAGAATATTCGCGGCGGCGTGGGATATGGCAATGACCAGGGGCTCGGATTCTCCGATTACGTCCTGGATCGTTTTGATATCGTTCTTCAGCTGCGCGAAAATGGTTCCGGTGGCGGGGGTGTAGGACGCGGTTTTCAGCTGCTGATTGGCAAGCTGGAAAATCTTGGAATATCGGTACGCGTCGACCTCGGGTACTACCTTCAGCCGTTGGAATTCTCCCAGGATGGTTCCGGCTCCAAGGACGAAATTGGTTTCGTCGTAGTCCTGGGCGTCAAGATTGAATTCCTTTCCACGGTCCTGGGTGAGTGTGCGTTCCTCCCAGGAAAGGGTAGCGGCTCCGTCGGGAAAGCCGCTGGATCTCGAATAATTTCCCAGGCCCTCAACGGATACCTTGGGAATCTGGACCTTATTTCCCCCGTTGTAGCGGACGCGGGAAGCGTTCGCCTCCATCCATGCGGTGGTGGATACCTCGAGGAATTGCTGGTCAAGGCTGGATTGGAAAATCTCCGCGTAGGTCAATACGTTCGCGGTTGCCATGTGTTGTGCTGCCTTCGGGCCTGTAAATAAAAAAACCAGGGGTATTGGTCGGCCCTATCAATAGTCTCGTCCGCCATACGGCGGCCGGATGTCTTGGTAAACGACCAAGGGCTCCCCCGGTTTTTTTACGCTCCGGCAAGCTCTCCCGGTTTTAACCTCCGGCAAGGTAGCGGTGGTGGTTTCCGCTTGTTTCGCTTCTGAATATAGCCCGGTTTTGACGTCTTCGCAATGTCATTTTGACGTCTTAACCGTTAAAAAAAATTAGGGGGTCTTCAATCCTAGGGCTGCGTTGAATGCTGCCCGTACTTTGTCGGCCTCGGGGCTCCCCTGGCTTTTGACCTTCGTGTTGGCATTCGGGATCTCGGGGGCTGTTTCTCCCCTAAATTCGGGGTTGTCTTTTATAGCTGCGGCTACCTTTTCGGCTACGGTCTCCCCCTCGTAGGTCATGGCGATTTTAACGAAACGCTCCGCCTTGGCTGCGGGAACGCCGACGGCTAGGGCTTCGGCCTTGGCTTCGGCCTTGTCGGCGCGGGTCTGTGCTTCCTGTAGCCTGGTTTCCGCTGCGGTGCGGGCCTCTTTTTCCTTCTGGATCTCGGTTTTATGTTCGTCCTCGTACTTCTTGAGGGCCGCGATCCTCTCTTTCAGGGTTCCGCTCGATTCGATCCCCAGGTCCTTTAGCATCCGGTCAACTTGCTCCGATTGCTTCCGCGCTAAAAGCCCGTTGACCTCCTCCTCGGTGTAGGTCTTTGGGGGTGTGGTGGCGGCGGCCTTGCCCGTGTCCCCTTCGGTGGTAGCGGGGGCCTGGCTGACTCCTCCCGTCCCGGTGTCCGCGTCGAAAAAAATCCGCTTCTCAATGCTCATTCCTTATCCTCCTCATTTGTTTGGTGTGGTGTCGTATACTCGTTCCCGGTTTCGCTGCCTGGTCCGGCCGGTGTCCTTGATGAATTCCCGCATTGCGCCTTGTCTGTCGGCTAGGGTTCGCTGGGCCCTGGCTAGTTCTCCCTTCCCCAGGTCCCCGAGGGCCTGCAGGGTGGAAACTTCCCGCTTGGCTGCCCGGATCGATCGCTCAAGGAGGCGCTGTCTTTGGCTCTCTTGATACTGCTCGGCGTTCTTTTCTGCGTTTTCCGTGGGTGCGTAGGTTTGCCGGGAAATCCCCTCAAAAAAAGGATAAGATACATGACTACAATTTATCCCGAATAATCCGTCAGGCTCCCCGTAGCTGGTCGATGACAGGGGCGGGTATTTGTCGGATTTCCCGGATATCGAATAGATTTTCCCCTGGTATGGGGCGCATCCTGGGCGGGCTCCGGCGTGTGAAGAAACCTCGACCAGGTCGGCCCCGTATTCCTCGGCCCGCTTGAATGTGGCTTCCGTCGTGACCCTGCGGGTGTTGGTCCGGATTACCATGTTCGCGTAGGCTTCCGTTGACCATTGGCGGCCGGCCTTATCTATGATGCTCGGGATTCCCTTCCCTGCCCATTCCCTGACCGCCGATGCTAGGGCCTCTTGCCCGCCGGCTGCTCCGGTTACGACCTGGGCGGTTACGCGGTTTAATATGTCAACGTATACTTCCCCGGTCTTCTCCAGCATGGTTGCCATGGCCAGGTTCGCCTGGGTCTTCGCGGTGCTGGTCCATGCGTCGATGGTGTCCCGGATAGCCGGATCCGCCTCGAGGGGGAGGACGTCGCGCATGGTAGCCCCGGCCTTGGCTGCGCGGGCGAAGGTGGCTTCCCCTTTGATCAGCGCGTCCATGGCGGCCTGTTCCACGGCGCCGGCGGTCCCTGCCTGAATTGACGCCTTGTATCGCTGTAAGATGGCGGCGGCCTCTTTGTTGAGGATCCCCAGCTTTTTTAGCCTGTCGATCTTGTAGTCTGCCGATGCGGTATTCCCTGCGCGTAGGTGTCGGGCAATAGTGGTGAGAATCTCCGTTTCGGCGTCGTATAGGATATCGACAGGGCTTGCGCTCATCTGGCCTCGGCCTTCTCTTTTGCTGGCTGGTATGGGACGATTTTCGCTATTTTCTTGCCTTTTATTTTCCGTAGGCAATACTTGAAAAGGGCTGCAATGACCAGGATGGTCTGCTCCGCCTGGTTCATGGCGGCCCCTTCGGCTGCGATCGTGTCCCGGATATACCACTTGAGGGCCTTCGGGTTGGCCCTGGGGCGGAGGCCCAAATACTGAAAATAGTCCTCTTTTCGGCGGAGGGACTGCTTATTGAAAAGGTCTTCGCCCAGGTGGTAAATCTGTGTCCCGGTCATTATGGCCAGGTCTTTGTCGGGCACGGGCTTGACCTTGAAAAATCGGGCGGCGTCGTGGTAGTGCTTTATCGCCCGCTCTCGGTCCTTAGCTCCCTTGACTCCTGTCTCGCGGATCCTGGGGGTGTTGTAGGGTTTCGTCCGATTCTTCCGCTGCGGTCCCTGTCTCGATTCTGTGTTCATAGTCCCTCCGGGAATAAGGTGTCGACGGTGGCGGTCTGTCGGCCCTTGTTTATTTTGTCCGCCATTTCCTTGGCGGCGTCTTCGTCTAGTCCGTGGATCTGCATGATGGCCGTTACCTGGTCGCATAGGTGGGCCTCGTATATCCCCCGCCAGTAGTCCGTTTTTGAATTCCGGTCTTCAATGACTCCATCGTCCCATGTGATGACGGGATCATCTTTGGATCCTCCATGGATCTTGTAGGCTTCGGCTAGGGCGTTTATGACTCGGAAGGTATGCTTGAGCCCCGCGTCTACCGCGTCCCTGTAGCTGGTCATGGTTTTGTAGGTCTTTGAATTGTTGGATATAACCTCCGTTGCTGTTTTCACGCTTTGCCCGTCGAATACGAAAAACCCGGCGGAAAAACCTATTTGTACGGCTAAAATATCCAGGTTTGTCTGTATTGCCTTCCTGTATTCGTCCACGCGCAGAAGCCCGGATAGGTCGACGGGCTTTATTTTGTCCGCGTCGTCTCCCTCAACGCGGATATATGCCTCGTCGGTGGGGTCGAAACCTCGGCGCTGGATGCCGTTTGCGTCTATGTATCCTCTCATTACGGTTCCAGGGAGGGCAATCCTCTGGCGGCCGGATAATAGCTCCGTTTTGAATCCATCGTAAGATAAATCAATGACCTGGAGGGTGTCCATTGCGTTGGCGAAAATGGAAATCCCCAGGGGGCTCTCGGGTTCTATATTGTTCGCCTCGGGGTTTCGAATGTATGCGAATAATGGCATTTCGATTTTGACGGTGGTTTCTTCCTCGAGGGTTTCGTCTATCCTGGAAAGTGGAATTTCTATCCCCGTCTCCGTATCGAATGCTTTATTGGTGATGGTGTAGGATCCGCCTTCTCCCTTCCGGTGCGTCTCGATTCGCGCTATCGTTTTCCCTCCGAGGACGCGCCTGTCAATAAAAGCTGCCTCGGTGATGGTCGAATTATCCCATGCCAGGGGAATAAAATTCGCGGCCTTGACGTAGTCCAGGGATATCTGCGCGGCCCCGGTCTTGTCCTTCCCAATCCCTACTTTAAGGACCTGGCCTCCCATAGCTGCCTGGTACTCCGTGGTTTTCTTTAGGTTGTCCCATAGGCTTTCCTTTGCGATTATCTTTTCGACCAGGTCCCCGGCCTCTACGGTGGGGGGCTCTGATAGGACAAGGCCGGCAAGCTCGGAGCATAGGACCTTGGCCATGTTTAGAGTCATGCGCTGCCTGGATCTTTTTACTCCGTCGGCTGTGACGAATTCGTATTTCAGCCAGGGCGATCTGGCCCGGTAAACCTCCCACCAACGCATGATATTTTCATCGGCGCCGTTGACCTCGGGTGGTGCGATCGAGGCTGTTCCAAGTAGTTTAGCCAAAAAAGCTAAAATCTTGCTCCATAAATTTTTCACGCTGCGCTCCTTATAAATTGCAATAGCTGGGACGCGTCCCGCTCGACGGCGTACTCTGTCGCATCCAAGGAATCAATATTCGTGGTCCCGTCGTCTAGGCGGACGTCAATCTTTTTTTGGTCCCATACGGCGTTTTCGAATGCCTCTATGGTCCGCCGGCATCGGCGCATGATAAAAGCCCGGCCCTGGGAGAATAGGACGTCGAATAGGCGGATACGGTCCACGACCTCCCGCTTCATGGCGTTTTCAACGTATACGCCGGCCCCGGAATTGTTCATCGATTTGATAATTAGCTGCTCGGCGCTGTCCCCGAATGCTCGGTCAATGGGGAATCGCTCCCGGTTCCTGGCTACAAAATTCCGCCAATTCCGGAGGATGGCCTCAACGGATCGGTTTTCCGTGTCGTAGTGTTCATCGAGGACAACCAGGGATAGGCGCTTTTCCTGGTTAAAAAACCAGCCCACGGCGGAATAGGCGGTGGCGCTGGCGGATCCTCCAAAGTCGGCGCCTAGGGTGATGCGGTGAATCTTCTCGGGCTCTTTGTCCATGACGTTCCCTGGCTCTCCTGGGCGGTTATTGATAAAACTGGTGTATATGCCTCCCTCGGCCCGGACGCGCAAGCCCAGGACGTAACGCTTATAAAAAAGCCCTGTGAATTGTGCCGCGATCTCTGCTTTCCGCTCGTCGCTTAGGGCTGGATTGTCCTCGAGGGTGAAGTGGTAATAGTTGTATCCTGGGATTTTTTCCTTCGCGTATCGGTCGATATATTCGGTGTAAATCCAATGGATTGGGGCGTCCGGGTTCAGGGTCCAAATATTCTGCCTGTCCCGGCTGGCGAACGATCGGGCCAGGGCTGTCTCGATGAAATTCCGGGCCTGGAGGTTCACTTCGTCGGCGTACCAGCCGCCTATGGAAAGGCCCCGGATCTTCTTATAGCTGGCCTCATTGTCGGCCCCGCAATAGTAAATGATTTTATCGCCCAGCTGGAGGTATTTGGATCCGTCCTGGTCTGTCCTTGGCTTGGCCTTCCCGCTTGATATGGCAATAAGGCCGAAATCCCCGATAATGCAATTTCGGTTGACTGACCCTAGGGTATTCCCGCTCATGAGGAATACCTTTTCCGGGCTCTGGATGATGTATTTATACCATTTGACCAGGCTGGTGACGGTTTTTGTGGATCTGACTGCTCCCTCGTAAACGGTTAAAAATCCCTTCGCCTTGATGCTGGCGAGGGCCTTGTCTCCGAGGCGCTTATACATTCGATCGCTCATTCCTCATCCCCTAAAAGCTGGGACAAAATATGCTTGTCGTTTTCGATTTGCTCCGCCTCCGTTGGCCCGCCTGGTTCGAATTCTAGGTCTTTGACCCGGCCGTCTACTCGGTCGAATATTAAGCGCATCATGGCCGTGTCTCCCTGGAGGGCTGCCTGGATGGCCTTGGTCACTATCGCGTCGTATGTCTTCAGCTTCGTTCCGTCCTTGGTCTGGACGGTCTTCTTTAGGGCCTTGCGTAGCTGGGCTGACAAGGAAATCGCCCCTTTCGGTTTCCCTGCGGGGTTTCCCGATTGGCCCGGCTTGAATCTGGTCCGTTCTCCTGGCATTGCTCATTTTCCGCCTGTATTTCGCCTGTAAACCAGGGCGTCTAGGCCGGTCAAAATATGTCGTTGGCCGACGGGACCCATGCTTTTGTCGGCTGGCTGCTCCGGGGGGCTTTTGTCTTCGGGGCGGATCCTCGCTTGGGTCTCCTGGTACTCGCTGCGCTTTTTGCTCTCCCGCCGACAGGGCTTCTCTTGGCCTGCTCGGCCATGCTCATATTTTCGCTACCGCTTGCCATAGGCTTTTCCTCCTTACCTGGTGATTGATGGTTTTATAGGTGTCGATTATCCGGTCGTGAATGTCTTTGTTGAATGCGTAAAGGTCCGCGTTTTCCTCGATCATTACTTGCTCGATATTGCTGCTCGAGCGTAGGTTCGCGGATCCGTGCATAACTATTTTCAATTTTTCATCGGTCTGGAAAAACGCCAGCTTGCAATGGCTCGAGGCTGCGGCTAGTTGGAAACGGTCTCCTTGGTCTAGTCGGTCGTAAATATATTTGACCAGGGCGCCTCGCTCGTGGCTGTAAAAATAGGCGGAAATAATTAGATTCAGCCGGTCGATATATCCTCCCTCGAGGAGATTCGCTAGGCTGTCAACGTTGTTTTCGTTCATGGAAAGGGTGGAAACGGTCATTTCCGGGATATGCCAGTCATTCCCTACGATAAGGGCTTCGATGAAATCCCCAAAATAAAAAGTTCCGTCGACGACTACATAATGGCGGGATCCGGGGGTTATGCGGACATCATCGGCCAGGTCCTGGGCTTTTTTGTAAGCTAAAAGCTGCTCGGGAATCTCGGGCTTGTAGCGTGGCTTAACATAGCGTGATTCAATTTCTGGCTCCGTGGCCTGGGCGTCAATTTCAAGGTTAAAGTTCCCCAGGTCAAGGTCAAATGATACGTCTTCAAATTGGGTAGTTGGCTTTTTTTTAGGCAATGGCTACCTCCTGGGGTGTAGACGGGGAGGCTCCGAATTGCTTTAGTTTTTTGCCTCCCCGGCCATTTTCTACTTCATCGATAAGTCCTCCTTTGATTGGTTCCCCGTTGTGCAATATTTCCGGCTCCATTCCGTTTTCCGTGGCCCAAATATGGAATCTCCGGACAATAACGTCGCAATAGTGGGGGTCAAGTTCGGCCATGTAGCAAGTCCGGCCGGTCTGCTCGGCGGCAATCATGGTTGACCCGCTGCCTCCGAAACCGTCAAAAATGAGGCCCTTTTTCTTGCTGCTGTTCAGGATGAAACCGGCTAAAAGCCGGACGGGCTTCATGGTCGGATGTTCTGCGCTCCGGCTTGGCTTGTCGCATTCAATGACGGTTGTGGGTATGGCGCGGCGCTCTGCCTTGAGGGCTTTTACCAGCTCGAGGAGTTCCTCTTTTTTCATTTCGTCGATGGGTTTCTCCAGGCTATCTTCCCTGACGGTGGTCTGGCTGCGGCCTCCATCCCAAAAATGCGGGGCTCCGGCTTTCCATCCGTAGAGGATTCCCTCATGCTTCCATTGGTAGTCGGCCCGGCCTATGACAAAATTGTTTTTGACCCATACCATTACTTGCCTGACGTCAAGCCCTGTGGCGGTAATGGATCCCCAAAAATTCACCGTCTCCGTTGGCGCGTGGAGGATATAAAAAACGCCGCCCGGTTTCAGGTGTTCGGCTGCGGCGGTAAATGCCTTGGTCAAAAATTCTCGGAACGCTGCATCGCCCATTTTGTCGTTTTCAATGGCTTCTTGTACGCGATTCCCTTTGTCTGCTCGGTTGAGCATTTCGTTTTTGCCTGCATAGTCTACGTTATGTGGCGGATCGGTCAGCCATAGGTCAATAAGGCGGCCCTCGATGAGCCTGGATACGGTTTCCCGGTTTGTGGAATCCCCGCATATTAGGCGATGGGTTCCCCTGCCGGTTGTCAGCGTGTAAACGTCTCCGGGCCTAGTGAACGGTATTTCCTGGATGGCTGGGATATCGTCGTCCCCGGTCGTGTCCTGGTTTGGGCCTGTGAATTTCAGCGTTCCGCCGGTGGGAAGGGCTAGTTCGTCTGGCTCTATTTCTAGGCCCTCCATGAATTCCAAGACACTCTCGACGGTCATTTCCCCGTACTGGCTATTCAGGCGGAGTAGTTTTTGTTTGGCCTCGGCCTCATCCTGGGCGTCGATATAGGCAACGGGGAATAGAGGTAAAGATGTGCCGCGCCGGCGCATTTCGTGGAGGGCTTGGATCCTTCCATGGCCGTCAAGGCATAGATTTCGGCCCTGGCTTTGCCATACAAAAAACGGGAATGAAAATCCGTATTTCTCGATTGAGACGATAATTTTATCAATGTCTTTCCGGGATCTATTTTTTAGTTTTCCCTGGAAATCCTCGATCGCGTCCAGGGGCAGCCTGTCAGCTCCATGGCAGGCGATCTTTATGTCCTGGGTTTGGTCGTTTCGCTGCTCTTTCGGCACGTTCTCCCCTTTGTCGTAAAATGGGACGGGGCCGTCCAGGGCTGGTAGCGTTTCCGGCGGGCTGGTGCGTTCCCGCCGGAATATCCGGGAGGCTCCGGGGGCTTTATCCTGGACGGTCCCGCTGCGAAGTAAAAACATTCCCCTTTTCCGGGGTGGTCCGTCATGCGTAGCGTACTTCATTTTTTCGGTTCTGACGCTATCGTTTTGCCACTTTTTTTTATATCCGGTAGTCTTTTTCCTGATTCCTGGGCAGCCTTTCGGGCCTTGGTCATGATTTCCCGCATTACGGCGGCCCCGTCGATGGTAACGGGCTGCTCCTCGGGGGCCTCGATGCGCTGGAATCTCGGGGTTTCAATTTTTGCGGCTGCTTCTTCCCTGTACTTCTCGAAAATGGCAACGTCGGGGGTTTTCCCGTATACTGACGAATAATTCATGACCATGGTTTTTTTTAGGGCGTCCAGGAAGGCTGGGGATCGGTCCCGTAGGTATTCGATAGCCTCTATGCGCTGCACGGCGCTGGTATATGGCCCGTAATAGGCTTCAAGCCATATCCCGAATTCTTTTATGGTCATGTGACCTCCTTCAACATCGCTCTCGGCACGGTCTTTGCCAGTTGCCGCAAGGCAATGACCTCTTCGCGGAGGTCGCAGGCGGCGGAGAGAACATTACGATTAGCAATATCTTCTTCTCTACAACCAGATTCATCCCACGGTATATAATGGGCAACGGTAGAACCATCCCCGCCAACAATATACCAACCATCAATTTCCCATGGTCCCGGCGTCGTCTTGCCTACCGTGCCAAGAGCCGCTTCGATTCGTTCTTCGCGGGTCATTCCATATTCTCCTTCCGCGCTTGTGCATTATGTCCTTTCACAAATTTACAAGCGGCCTCATAATTAAAGGACTTGTTATCCGACCAACATATGTTTTTCGAACAGCCTTCTATCCAGCCCCACGATGTTCCATCCGTGTTTGGATGTCGGTTTGTATGGACTGACAATTTTGGCCTTATGGGCACAATTTCTTGATTGCTACTGTCTTTCATCCCTACATCCCCGCCCTGGCGAGCAGGGCTTCGAGGCGGGCAAGCATGTTTTCCATCGTGTCATGCTCCTTCCGCGATCATCGCGGTTTTTCTTTCGTTCTTTCCCCATTCTGCGGCTATGTCCTCGAATGTGCCGCGCTGGTTCCGGATCTCTGCCATTACTCGGTCGAAAATCCCCGGCTTGTTTAGGTTGGACGGGGTCAACGGTTGGGTCCTCCAGAATTTATCCCGGCCGGCTGTGACCATGCGGGCGTATTGCTCAATCACGGCTAGGGCTAGGTTGCCCGGATCCTCTCCCCCTAGCCTGGCGAATTTAGCTGCAAGGCCGATGGCCCCTATGTTCTCCGCGCCTGTGTCGGTGAATCCCTTCGGGTTGAAATACTCGAACGCCTGGCATATAGGATCGATTAGGGCCCTCTCTGCTGTCATGCTTGGGGCTGTTTTCAATGGTGGTTCCCGGAACGTGTCGGAGCCTAAAATTTCGCTCGCGCCTTCCGTGGTCCTATGTCCTATGTCCTTAGTCCTATGTCCTATGTCTGCCGGTGCTGGGACTGTTCCGGGACTGTTCCGGGTCTGTTCCGGGACTGACCCTGGCGTGGGCTGGGGTAATTCCTGGTCTGTCCCTGGTACTCTGATAAAATTTTCGGGGTTGAAATCGGGATATCTCGGGGGCGCCTGCATCTCTTTGTGACTGAATGCCTGATGCTCGACCAGGGTGGGAATGAATCCATATTCCGCCCCGTCTGCCTCGAATCGTTGGATATAGCCGCCACGCCATAGGATTTCCAGGGTGTCCTCCATGCGGAAGTCAAGAAACGGGAGGATGTCTAGTTTTAGGGTCCTGGGCTTCCATGGGAATACGCCGTTTCGGCTAGCCTGGGTCCATAGGCCGAGGAATACCAGCATCGGGTGGGATCCTGGATTCTCGACCTCTAGGTCCTGGAGCCCTTCGTGGCGTAGAAAATCGGGTTTGACGTTTCTGATTCTGCTCATGTTTCAGGCTCCTTCGCGCTTGCTCAAAATGGGATATCGTCGTCGAATGGATCGATGGTTGGGGCCTGCTGCGGAGGCTTCGGGGCGTAGCCATGGGGGTTTGGCGCGGGCCTTGTGGACTGGCTCTCCCAGCCTCCCTCCGTCTCATCCTCGCCATTCCTCGCCCCGCTTCCCTTGGGATCCGAAAGGGGTTGTATCTTTTCGCACACAATATAAACCTTACTTCGGGGCTGGCCGTCTTGCTCCCAGCGGTCTTGGCGGATCTCGCCTTTTATGGCGATCTGTTTTCCCTTCTTGGCCCACTTTGTGGCGGTTTCGGCTGATTTCCCGAATAGCTGGAAATCGAAAAAGCTGGTTTCGTTTTTCCATTCCCCGCCGTTGGGCCCTGGGGGAATGGATCTTCCTACGGCTATGGATCCGGCGAGGACGGCGGTTCCTCCTTTCGTGTACTTCAATTCCGCGTCCCTGGTGAGGCGGCCGATTATGACCAGGCTGTTTATGTCCGTCATGCTTCGACCTCGGTCTTTACGAGTTTCCCTGCTTTGTAGTTCCATGTGAAAAGTGGATACATTCGGGAAAGTCTGGCCTCTGCGAATCCGATTGCTTCCTCCTCGTCCTTGGCCTCGAACGTGAACGTTTTAACCTTGTTTAATCCCTTGGTTGTGCAAACTGCTTCGACAAAATACTTTTTCACAGGTCATCCTCCTGGGGGTTTTCGTGGGCCTTCTCGAGGGCCCTCTTGAATGCGTCTATTGCGTGTAAAAGTTCGCTGCCGCTTAGTCGGCGCTCTATGGCTGGCTTGTCTGCTCGTAGGTATAGGATCCCTGCAGCCCTGGGTTTCTCTGCGAGGCTGTAGGCGGCTATTTGGGCTGGATGCCAATGTGCCGCCGGGCCTGTCTTGTAGTCGATCAATATTCTGGCTCCGTGGATCTCCGCGAGGAGGTCATAGGTCCCCGCGTATCGGTAGCCGTTCAGGGTATTTTCAATCATGCGCTCGGTATGGATGGCGTAGGCTCGGGTTTCCTCCATCCATCGGGCAAGGCCGGCGACGTACTGGAGGCCGGCCAATTCCCTGCCTTGGCGATCGTGGCGGATCCCTTCGGCGTAAATCTGGCAAAATTTATGCACGGCGCTCCCTCGGTCCCTGGCTTCTTCGGTGTACCAGCGATCGTCGATTAGCCCCGCCCGCTTGAGGACCTGGGTTACGGAAAGGATCCTTTCCTCTCCGTCTCGGTATTCGTGGCGGGCGGGATCGAAAATCATGCTATTCGCCTCGCCTGGATCAATTCGGTCTTGAATACTACGCCGGGAATCTGGACGGTTCCCTTGAATGCCTTTGCGGCTGCGTTCAGGGCGCTCTCGTTCGGCATAAGGTAGGCGGCTGGGGCCAGCCCTGCGGCGATGGCTTTGATCAGGGCGTTTATGTCGACGACCTCCGCTTTCCAATTTTCGCGGTAGGATACGCCGGCGCCTTTTTGCGGTTCCTGGATATGGATTGTGGGGGTTACTACGGGGGCCGCGAGGATCTCGTCGGCTGCATCGGTAAATCCCATGTCCTCGAGGGCCTGGGCTTCCTCCAGGGCTCTCTCCTCGGCCTCCCTGCGGGCCTTTTCCTCCTCATAGCGGCGGATCTGCTCGAGGCGCTCTTGCTCCTTCCTCCACCAGGTTTTCATCTTGGCGTCAATGTCGGCCTTGAGGGTCTTTATCGGGGCGATCCAATTATCCCGTTGGGCCAGGGCGGCCTTGTGGGCCTTGTGTGCTGCCTCGATGGCGGGGGCGCAGTCCGTTTCGATCTTCTTGATGGCGCGGGCGCATCGGGCGGCGATCTGGTCCGCGAAATTGTAGCTTTCCTGGTCGACGACCTGGAGGGCTTGGGTAGTGGTTTGGATCTCGGCCTTCTCGCGGGTGGCTTCCATTTCGATGGTCTGGTCGAACATTTCTATTTTCTCCTCTGCGCGGTCTGCGCGGTCTGTGCTGCGGTCCTTACTTTTGCGAGCAGGGCCTTTAATTTTTCCGGGTCTTTTTCGTCCTCGGAATTTGCTTCCTGGATCTCCTTACGGGCAGCCGCCGGCAAGGTGGGAAGGGCTGCGAATGCGGTCAATTCTCCCCACAGGTCGTCAATGGTAGGTTCTTCCTGGGGTGCTGCTGGGGCTTGGTTTTGCGGGGGCTGGGCTGCGGTTGAAACCGGCTTGACGTAGTCCTCGGGCTCTTTTGGGGTGTGGAAAAAATCGCCGGCAACGGCGAGGCCGTCCCTGATGCTGTTATAAATGTTCCGGAGCCCTACGATCTCCCCGGCCTGGGTGGCGTCGATTCTGTGGCCCAGGCGGGCCTCGATCTGCTGCTTTGTGACGCCGATTTCCTGGAATTTCTCGACCATTTTTTTAATCGCGCCGGGAAGGTCCCCTACGCTGGCGGTCATGGTCCTTTCGCATTGTGCGACGGCCGCGTCTACTACGTCGCCGGGAATCGTGGCCAGGATGCAAGCCCGGAGGCGGCGGGCTCCCTGGTTGGCGGTCAGCTCGTAAACGTCCCTTTCATCCCGGAGGGCCTTGGGACCCTCTTTGGTGTCTCGGAGGTGTTTGACCTTGAATTCCCGGCGGAAAACTGTATTCGTCTCAAGGTCCCATGCGTAGGCGAGCATTTGGCTTTCGTTCCCTACTCGCTCGACCTCGGTGACTCCTGCGGCCATGTTTCCCCAGGCCCTGGCGATGGCTTCGGCAAGGCGGATCGATGGCCCTGATACCTGAGTCCCTCCCTTGGGGTAGCTGTATATCGCCCGCTCGGCCAGGGTGACGCGTTCGCATTCCTGGAGGATCCTGTCCATGGCCAGGACCTGGTTCCTCGGGTAGTGCCTGGCCATGATGACCTGGGCTTGTACCTCCGCGATCGCCCGATTGCTCTCCACGGCGACCGCTCCGCCTCCCTGGGTGGGGGCTAGGTTCCTCTCATCCTCGAATGGATTCAATTCGTGACCTCCTTGCATGGTTTGGAAACGAGCGCAGCGGCCCGAATCCTTTTGAAATACTCGGCCGGGATAAGTATTTCCGGCCGACCTGGTTCGCGGGAATGTCCCCGGCCCGGATCTTGGTCCTGACCGTGGTGGTCGTGTAGTGGAGCATTTTCGCGGCCTCCTCTACGTCATAAAACATGGTTTCCATTCTTCCTCCCCTTTCTTATCTTGTGTAACCATCCGTTACTGATGGAAGTATATAGTTACTGTTTGCAATATGCAAGCGATTATTTGCAGATTGACATAAAAAGTAACTCTCTGTTATCTTGACTGTATGGCTATAAATGAATCCCCCAAGGGTGGGGCCTCCTCTGGAATTATGGTGCGTGTGAAACCTGGGCTTCGGGCTGCTATCGTGCAGGCAGCGAAAAATGAAGGCCGGACGCTGGCCGGCCTTTGCTTGTGGGCGGTGGTGCAATACCTCCGCGCCAAATATCCGGATCTACTCATGCAGGCCGGGGATGGGGAGGATCTTCCGGGGTGAAAAGTAGGCCCTGGCTCTGGTCCTCTACTGCCTTTATCTGGTCCCGGAGGATCTCCTCGAGGCGGATAATTTCGCGTGATTGGTGAACGTATGCCTCGAGGGTGTTCCGCAGGGCTTGGATCTCTGACCGGGATACGGTGACGGTCGTCGCGGTCAGCTCCTTCCCTTCCTTCGCGTGGAATTCCGAAAATCTGGCCTCGGCACGGATTACTATTCCCCGGCTGGCTAAAAGCTCATCGCGGGGCGTCATGGGTTTGAGTCCTTTGTTTCGGCTAGGATTTCGTCGATTATGGCCATGGCAAGATGGAAAAAACCTTTGTGGCTCGGGTCCTCGGCTCTGGCTATTTCCCTTCTTAGGAACGCGATTCTCTCTAGTCGGTCAATTATCGTTTCCCCTGTGTTCGGGATTACTTGGATACTTCGATCGTCATAGACTGCGATCATGTAAAAGTCTTTTTCGGCCGTGGCGGGTATGGGCTCTCCAAATATCTCCCGCGTCCATGCCTCGATAGCTGCTTCCGATTCCTCTTTCCCTGGGTTATTGCTTGAGACTCTGGCCGTAAAGATTTTTACCTTGACGCCGGCCGCCTGTAGCCGTTTTACTTTTTCAACCATGCGCGGGATTGACGGGCCTATATGGCCAGGCCCTTTCCATCCGTAATACTTTGCGAGGGTCCCGTCTAGGTCGACTCCTATCCATAAATCCATAGTTGCTCCTTCATGCGGGGACCTTTTTCATGGTCCGGAGGGCCCTCCCCCGTCGCTGGAATCGGCCGTCGTAGCAGGGTTCAAGCTCGATTAGGACGTCTGTGTAATAGGGCGCGTAATTGTTATTTATTTTGAGTAGTCCCAACGATGTTGCCCGTAAGTTTTTGATGATGCGGCGCATCGACATATATTTCGCCGGGTAAAGGACCCGCGCTTCATTGCGGATAGCCTCGAATACTTCCGGGTGCTTCCGGTGGAATGCGAGGAATTTCTGGATCTTCGTTTCCTGGGCTGGATCCTGGCCCATGTCGAATTCTGGATGATAAAATTCAATCACGGTAATTTCCTCCTAATATGTGCCGAGG